AGAGAGCCGACGCCGCCGCCGAGCTGCGTCTCTGCGTCTGTGACCAGCGCGTAGAGCATGTGCATGACGACCGACTTGTTGCCCTTGAAGATGGCGAACACAACGGCCACCACGGCCGCAACGATCAAAAGAATGAAGTCCCAGTTTGCGATGATAAAGTTCAACACGTTCATCGTGTTATACCTCCGTATTATGATTTTTTGTTGTGCTCCTCGCACGGGAACGGGCAGCTGGCGCAGTCAGAACGATCGCAGCCGGCCCCGTCTCCGTTCACGAGGGCGATGATCCAGATGATGGTGCAGCCGAGCCCCAGAAGGAGCCCGGCCACGTTGAGAACATTTTCCACCATGGCGATCACGCCTTGGTGAAGGTTCCGGCGTCTACCCAGCCGTAGACCGTGGCGCCGGCGCCGGAGACTCTGACGAGGTGGTAGGGGTGCTTGGACTTGCCGAGCTGGTAGATCTGCGTGATCTTTGCCTTGCCACCTTTGCATGCCTTCGGGCTGGAGCTGTTCGCGCTGGTGTAGTGTGTGCTGCCGGAGTAGTTGACGACGTCGCCCACCTTCGGCGTCCACGTCTGAGGCGTCTGAGGCGTCTCTGTGGCCGCTTCCTTGATGTCCGCCACGTCTACCCAGCCGTAGACGGTCGAGCCGCCTCCGCTGACGTTTACGAGGTGGTAGGGGTGCTTGCTTTTGCCGAGCTGGTAGATCGCGGTGATCTTAGCCTTGCCGGGCTTGCAGGCGGGCCCGCTCGCTGCGTTCGCGTTCGCGTAGTGTTTGCTGCCGGTGAAGGTGACGATGTCGCCGACCTTCAGCGTCTTTCCGGATCCGGATGTGGCTCCGGTGTTTGTGCTGCCGGTGCTGGTGTTGGTGCCGGAGCTCTGGCAGCAGGGCGCGGGGTTGTAGATGAAGCCGATGAAGGTGTAGCCGGTGCCGGCTCCCCAGTTGCCGCTGCCTTTCTGTCTGGTCTTAGTCCAGAACGGCGTGGAGGATCCCCAGCCGCTCTCGGATGTCACGATCTCGGTGTCGCTGATGACCTTCTCGACGATCGCAACGTGGCCCGCTCCATCGGATCCCGACAGAGTGGCGCCCTTCCTCCAAACAGCGCAGGCGCCCAGCTTCGGAGTCTGACCGACTTCGAGCTCTGCGTCCTTGTACTGGATGAAGTTCTCGGCGTTGACGGCCTTCAGATACTTGCAGCAGCCGTAGCCGCCGATCTCATTGAAGCGGCCGACCGCGTAGCCCACGCAGTTCGAGAGGACGTCGCAGTCCTTGTCGGTGGGGCTTCCTTTGATAGCGGGAGACCAGCCGCCGCTCGCTTTGCGGATGTAGTATTTGTTGCCGGCCTCCGGTTTGGTAGTTCTTGGTGTGAACACTTTCCCGTTCTCCTTCCCGGTGTTGGTTTTTGCGGCAAATTGATCGAAGAACTGCTGCCCGTATGCCGCGCGGGCCTGCTGGACGCTCGTCCCTTGGTTCGCCGGGCGCTCATACTTCAGGAGCACCGCGTCCGACGCCTCTCGGATCGTCTTGGCGTTCTTCAGAGTGGTCAGGACGGAGCCGTAGCTCTCGCTGAGCTCCTTCCAGAGGAAGCAGAGCTGCATCTCCAGATCTCCGATCGAGGCCTTGCAGCTTCTCGCGTAGTTCAGGAGCTTCTCCTTCCTTGACCAGTACGTCCACTGGGCGAGGCCGTAGCCGGCGGAGTCCTTCACGAAGTTCGTGTAGGTGCCGGCATCCACGGCGGCCGTGTAGCTGGCGTCAGTGTGTCCCAGTTTCCGCTCGTAGGTCTGTTGCAGGTTCATGGGGTTCAGGGCGCTCTCGGCTTTCAGGTTTCCCATCAGGCCGGCAGCGCCGCACTCGTTGAGGCCTTTGGAGATCAGGAAGTTCCAGATCTTCTCGGCCGTCGTGTTTCCTTTAAGGCTCATGTGAGTCCTCCTTTCCGGCTTCGTTCTGAAGCCGCTCCTCGCGATCCTGATCCTCGCGGATCCACTTGCGGTCTTGCCGGCGTTCCTTGGTGGTCTTGATCCACGCCATGGCGCCGCACTCGCCACCGAGGGCAGCGAACACGCAGGTGCAGAGGGTGTCCGGGATCATCCCGGTCTCTCTGAAGATCTTGATCATTTCCAGTGTGAAGGCGACCAGCGCGACGGCTATGATCACGAGGATCACGTCCATCGTGCGGATCTTCTTCCGGGGTTTGGCAGCTCTGGCCTTTGCCCGGCGGCGTTTCATTCTTCGCCACCAGAGCTTCAGCTTGCTGCTCTTTTTCTTCGCCATTGGCGGCGCCTCCTTTACTCGTAGAGGAAGTGAACACCCTGCTCGGCGAGGAAGTCCTTCTGCTCGTGTTTCACCTTTTGGGCGTAGTCCAGCGCTTTGTGCATGTCTCCGTTGCAGTGCGCGTCCGGGATCCGCTGCACGGCCTTGGCCGTAGCTTCACCCAGCGCGATCGCGGCGCTGACTCCCTGAACGAGCAGGAGCTCCTGCTTCTCGCGCAGTCGCTCGCGTTCTTCTTCTTCCTTCCTGCGGGCTTCTTCCTCCTTGTCCTTCTTGACCTGCTGCTGGGTGATCCTGCGTTGCAGGAGCCAGAAGCAGAAGCCGGTGACGGCTGAAGGTATGCCCATGAGGGCGATCAGCCCTCCGATTGTCAGTCCTTCCATTTCATCGAGTCTCCTCCTTGTCTTGTCGTTGGAACGTGATGTTCCTCTCGATCCACCGGCGCAGCCCGTAGCTGTTGCAGTGCCCCATCATGCCGTAGTAGCTCGCCATGGTGTTCTGCACCGCCTCCAGATCTATGAGGCCTTCGGCGTACTGCTTCTGAATGAAGCGGATCCGGGCCTTCATTTTCTTCAGCGGCTTCCGGTTCATCTTCCTCCAGCCCGCGTGGATCTGAAGGCCGACGAAGCTGATGCCGTTCCGGGCCTTGTTGATGGTGGTCTTGGCGTTGAGTTCGAGGTGCAGCTGCTCGTTCAGGAACTCCTCGATCCTTTCCTTGCAGCGGTGCAGCTCCTTCTTGTCTGGCATCAGGAGCACCATGTCGTCCATGTAGCGGATGTAGTGGTGCACCTTCAGCGTGTGCTTGACGAACTGATCCAGCTCGTTCAGGCAGACGTTCGCCAGCAGTTGGCTCGTGAGGTTTCCGATCGGCATCCCGACCTCGAAAAGCCGCTCAGAGGGCGGCACTTCGTCGGCGTTCTTTCCCGGTGGAAGCCCGAAGGGCGTGTGGTCGCAGTTGATGATCGTCTCCATAAGCCAGAGAAGCCCGTCCTCTCCCTTGAACTTCCGGCGCAGGATGTTCATGAGAACCTCGTGATCCACGCGGTAGAAGTATTTGGAGACGTCGAGCTTCAGATAATACCACTCGTCCGGCGTCCGGTCGACCTTCTGCATCCAGTATTGCAGCCGATCAGCTGCGCGGGTGGTTCCTTTGCCGACGCGGCAGCCGTATGAGTGAAATATAAATTGATTGTCGAACAGTGGGTTCAGCTGCAAATAGATCGCCCACTGAACGACGCGGTCGCGGAAGCTGAGCGCCATGATCAGGCGCTTTTTCGGCTCGTAGACGTAGAACTCACGATAGCGCCCGACGGAGTAGGTGCGCCAGATCAGCTCGTTCTGGATGCTGATCAGGTTCTCCTCCAGATGGGCGGTGAAGTTCGCGACGTCCTGCTTGAACCACTTCTCCCGGCCGGCTTCGTGGTATGCGTTCAGGAGGTTCTCCCACGAGTAGATCCTCTCGTAAATTGTCAGTTTTTCGTCCATGCTGTTCGTCCTCTTTTCTTATGTGGCACGCGTGTGACAGTCCTTCAGCTCCGGAGCTGCTGCCGGTTGCCAGCTCGGCAGCCTCTCCGGGCTTCTGCCCCGTGCGGGGCGCGTATAGCCTGCGCGGTTTTGCCGCGGTGTTTCGAGGTTTTTGACCACGTCGCCCGCGGCGCCTTTCTTTGGTGCGGTGCACCGGGAGATGCACCCCTTTGACCTCTGCGTTGCTCTCACCCTTGGGCTCTGAGTCTCTAACAGTCGAGGCCGAAGCGGGACGGAAGCCGATGTTCGTGTTGTAGTTCGAGCGCGGATTGTTGCCATTCGCATAGAACACCCCGGCGTTGCCACCGTTGTTCCAGTTGCCCCCGCGATACACGAGGCGCGGTTCTTTTGCGGCACATCCCCCATGATCTCAGTCTTTAGACGTGGCCCCTCCGGGGTTCATCCATCGACCGAGCAGACGCCCGATCTCGTTCAGCTCCGCCGACCAGTCCCGGTGAAGGCCGGGGCTGATGATCTTCGCCTCTGGTGCAACAGCTTGGTCGATCAGAGCACGAAGGACGTCGAGCTCTGCATCGAGCTCGAACTGGTAGTGCTGGCGCTTTGACGTCCGCGATTTATTTGCGAGAATTGCCAGCCGCAGCATCCGGATCTCGGCCGCCTGAATTTCCGCGCCGAGGGTGTACTTCTCAGGCTTTCGGAAGTTCGCGATGCGGCCGTAGCTTTTCAGAGTCATGCGGCTGATCTTCTGCTGAAGTATAAACTCTGCCATATTGCCTCCAGATTATAGGCGCCCGGTGTGAGCCGGACGCCCTTGTCAGATTACCAGATTACAGAGATCAGATCCCCGGAATAAAAGCGGGACGGAAGCCGATGTACGAGGCGTAGGACGAGCGCGGATAGAAGCCAAACGCAGAGAACACCCCGGCGCTGCCACCGTCGGCCCAGGTGCCCCCGCGAAACACGAGGCGCTCTCCGCGGTTTCTCATGTAGGCATAGTCGCCGCCATAAGAGACGCCGGTGCCGTCAGGCATCAGAGCGAGCGCCTTCAGTCGATCGGGAACGATGATGCCGTCCGCAGCTGCGAGGCTCGCGAAGCTGATCGCGCCGTATGCGTCGTTGTTGTCGACCGCGTTCACGATCCTGCTGTTCAGTCTGTACTGGTACGAGCTCGTGCCGGACGCGGGAGTTCCGTCGACGTAGTCCCACTTCAGAGAGCCAGCAGTGCCGGGCTCCACGAGGGTGCCGTCCTGAAGGATCGCCTTCCAGAGTGTGGACTCAGGGTTCTGCTCGTACTGCATCGCGGCGTCGTTGTCAGCGAAGATCTGAAGCTCGCCGTCGACTGTACGATAGCCGCCCTGCCACTCGTAGACGTTGCCGTTCAGGTCACAGATGCCGTCCGGGGCCCAGTTGTCGTTCCACGTTGCGGGGCCGGAGCCGGTGAGAGTGCGGCAGATCTTTCCGTCTCCGTCGAAGTAGGAGCCGATGCCCTTCTCGTACTGATAGTTTCCGCTCTCTTTTCCGTAGTTGTTGTTGCCACGCGGCATTGTGCCGTTCTTACGGCTCAGCAGTGCGATCCATGCGTACTCTGCGATGGTCGGCAGGTGGAAGCCGGCGCCGTTTGCCTCGCACCACTTCTTCGCGTTGTCAAAATTGACATACGTGCTGGCAGCGTCTCCTCTGTCTGCTGTTGGTACAGAGTAGGCTGCGGGATCCTGAAGGGGAAGGGAGAGAGCTCTGCCCTTGTAAACAGTTGCCAGATACTTGCCCATGTAGAAGGCAGGGATCTCGACGCCGTTCACCTTGAAGGCGTAGTGGGTAGTGTCAGGGCCGCCGACGATGACGTCGGAGATCGCGCCCTTGTCGCGTCTGACGTAGATCGAAGGCATCCCCAGATCGTTATAGATGGCAACGTTCGTGCCACCGCTCAGAAGTCGAACGGCCGCGTCGAAGTCGCTGACGGGTTTCTTGCTGATTTCTGCCATGGTTACACCTCCGCGTCAATGTCGATCAGGGCCCAGAGCAC